GCTAATGGAACTATGGATTTATATGTAAATGGTTTTGCGGTTGAAAGCAGAAGTAGTACATCAAGTGGAACTAGAACAGTTTATGTTGGTGATACAATTTATGTAGATTTACAAATAGTTACTGCATGTGGTTCGCCTACATACGCAAACATTTCGGTAGGTGGAAATATATTATCTGATGCAGATTGTGCTAATAATGCAGGAGTATCTTTGACTACATCAACATATACAGTAGTAAGTGGTGATATAGGTAGTACATTGACTGTAAGTACATTTGCATCTTGCGATAGCGGATGTTTGTAACAAATAAAAAAATGTTTTATGATGAGATTCGTATGTGCTCAGCCGGCTAGCACTTATTATGCTTGGCAAGTAGAAGTTATGATAAACAACTTTATCGATATGGGTATCAATCCCAATCAAATCGATATAGTTTGTTGGAAACAGAATGGAGTTATTCCGGAAGAATGGAGTAAACTCGCATCAGGTTATCCAGCTCGCTTTTTCTTTTACAATGATGAAAGAGAAACGAAGCATTATATTAGTTCAATCCGACCTAATATACTTAAACAACATTTTAAGGCAAATGAAGAAATTAGTAAAGATACTATCTTCTACCATGATTGTGACATTGTATTTACCAACCGCATTGATTTTGACAGGTATCTTTCTGATAATAGATGGTATGGTTCAGACTGTAGGTGGTATATTTCGCATGATTACATATTGGGTAAAGGGGAAGATATTTTAGATAGAATGTGTGAGATAGTTTCTATCCCTAAGCACATTGTAAAAAGTAATGAATTAAATTCAATTGGAGCTCAATACATAATGAAAGGAATCAATTGGATGTTTTGGGAAGAGGTAGAGAAGGATTGTGAAACCCTATTCAAAGAGATTACAGAATTAAACAATATAAAGAAGAGAGAAAATCCATCTTACCACGAACTACAAATATGGTGTGCAGATATGTGGGCCGTATTATGGGGAGCGTGGAAATTGGGTAAAGAGACCGTTTGTGACCCTGCATTAGAATTTAGTTGGGGTACTTCAACTGAAGGAGATTGGGAAAGATTAAACATATTCCATAACGCTGGAGTAGTGAGTGGTAATGATGGTCTATTCTATAAAGCAAATTATATAAACAGAACACCATATACCGATGAATTAGAAATCAACGGTGGAACTGCAAGTAAGAAGTATTGGGATATAATTAAGGAAGTAGGTAAAAAATCAGTATTGATATGATAGAAACAAAAATAGTGCATAGTGAGAATCCAAAAGAACATTGGAGTGATATACAAAATGTAGAAGGTAAAATAGTAATGGATTTAGGATGTGGATGGTTGTTTCAAGAGCACGAATCGACACCAGAGTATTTTATCAATAGAGGAGCAAAACATTTAATAGGTGTAGAAGCAGCATGTAGCGAAACAGAAAAGCTAAATGTACTATATCCCGCTCAAACATTCATTTGTAAAACTATATTAACGGCTGAAGACCTTAAAGAATTATTTAATACCTACAAACCTGAAGTTATTAAAATGGATATAGAAGGTTATGAAAGTGTAATAAACGAAATGAGTAGTGAGGATTGGAGTTCAGTAGAGGAGATTGGTGTAGAATACCATAACCCAACTTGTAAATCTATATTAGAAAATAAATTAGTAGAGTTTGGATTTGAAATTACTAACATTAACCAATTTGGATGGTTTTGTACCGATATAAATCAAATGGGAATACTACACGCAAAAAGAACAATATGAAGATAATAACAGCAACCTACGGAGGTGTAGATGTAAAGAGTATCGTAGAATCAAAAATTAAGGGTGACGCGTTAGTGCTAAGGAGTTCAAATTCCATTTTCGGAGATACATCGGTTGGGAATGTAAAGTACCTTCAAATCGAAGCAGAATTGGACGGAAAGATATACACAGAATCAGTTAAAGAAGGTAACCTATTACAGATTCCTAAAACAACTAATACTAAGTTAGGTATCTTCTATTCAAACAATACAAACCCTACCATTTATCCAGCAATCAGAGCATCCTTAAAGAGTATTCAAAAGGCTGCGGAAGGTAAAGCAGATATAATGACGTGTATGTGGAGAAGTGAAGCGGAGAATCCATTTACTGAATTGATAGCATGGACTAATACACAATCACATCTCAATCAATTACTACAAATAATGCAGTTATTGTATTCAGCTAGAGAAATAAACCGATATGAGTATGTAAGTTTCTTAGAGCATGATGTATTATATGGTGAAGAATACTTTGATTATCCCCATTTTAATGATGGACAGGTTCTAACTAATATGAACTATATGGGTATCTGTAAAGATGGATTCCAGCCATTAGGGCAAAGAGATGAACCATTCCATCAGATGACAATGAAGTTTGAAGATGCAATCTTACATTGTGAGGATATATTGGCAAATGCTTTGGTCACCAACAATGGGATGATTGAACCTCAAACCTTAGATAGGATACAATGGGAATCAACAAATCCATCTATTCATATCAATCACGGACACCACTTTACATCTCATTACAATGTATATAGAAAAGATGCAATGTATAGTGAACATCCGTATTGGGGAAATCATAATGATTACCTCTACCTATTCAATACTTAAACGAATTTTAATGTTATTAGTGTATGATTAAGCAGATAATAGATATATTAGTTATGGATGAGTTTTATGGGGTTTCAGATGATATTGATACTGCAAAAGGTAAGTATCAACTACCATCAACCCTATCCGAGTGTGGAAAACTCATTAAACGAATTTGGAAAAGTAAAAAATAATGGCAGATAATACTACCACATACAAAACCGTAATCGAAACCGAAGTAAAAGGTAAGGAAGAGATTAAAGAGGTAGGTGATGAAGCGGAAGAGACCGGTGACAAGTTTGTCAAACTCCAATTACAGATTAGACAAACTCAAAAGGATTTACAGGCAGCTGCCGCAGCAGGTGATAAAGTAAAGTTCAATAAGTTAAAGGCTCAATTGGATGATTTGGAAGATGGATTAGAAAAGGTTCAATTCCAAGCAAAACAATTTGATGACCAATTAGCTGCTTTACCTGGACCTGCAGGAGCAGCTGGTAATGCAATTAAAGGTGTAGATGGAGCTTTCAAATTGTTAGCTGCTAATCCTGTAGTTGCAGTAATCGGTGCATTGGTTGGTATATTTTTAGCATTAAAGAAATCATTAGAATCAACTGCTGAGGGACAAGCAACACTTAACAGAATTTCTTCTGCATTTGCAGGTATATTAGGCCCTATCTTAGCAACATTAGAAAAGGTTGCAGTTCCTATATTCAATAAACTTGCTCAGGTATTAGAATTTGTAGCAGGTGGATTTAGTAAAGCTGCACAGGCATTAGGTATATCTTCATCTAAGATTAAAGAAGCAACTCTATCAGTAGATAAGGTACAGCAAGAAGTAAACGAAAATGAAAAGAAGAGACAAGAAGATTTAACTAAAAAGAATCAAGAGGCGCAAGATAAGAGAAATGCAGCAAATAAAGCAGCGGCTGATAAGAGAAAAGAACAAAGAGAAAAAGAGTTAAAAGAGATTGAAGATAATCAAAAAGCGGCTCAAAAGGTTTTAGTTGAAGCGTATGTTGCTAGTTTGAATGAAAGAGACCAGGAAATATACAATGCAGGATTAAAGCAAAACGAAAGATTATTAGCATTAGATAAAGCAGGAATAAAAGATAAAACTTCTGTATTAGAGCAAGGTAGATTAGAAATAGCTGCAATCAATAAGAAGTATGATGATGAGGAAGCAAAGAAAGTAGAGGAAGCTAATAAGAAGAAAGCAGAGGATGATAAGAAGAGAATAGAAGATGAAAAAGTAAACAAACAGAAAGCATTAGAAGATAGAGTATTAGGTGTAGATACCGAACTACAATTTGATGCACAAACGTTTGATAGAAAGAGAGAATTAGTAACTCAGAAAGAAACAGAATTATTACAACAAGAAGGTTTAACACAAAATCAAAGAACCTTAATTACTAAGCAGGCTGCTCAGGAGAGAAAGAATATTGATATGGCTGAATTGGATGCGAAAGCTGAGATTCAGAATGCATATATGGATTTGGCTGGACAATTCGGTTCTCTATTACAACAGATTGCAGGTAAGAATAAAAAGATTGCAATCGCAGGAATTATCATAGAACAGGCTGCGAGTATCGGTAAGATTATTGCAAATACGGCAGTAGCTAATGCAAAAGCAGTAGCTACATTCCCTATTACTGCAGGTCAGCCGTGGGTTACTATTAACACTATATCTGCGGCATTAGGTATTGCAGCTACCGTAGCAGGTGCAGCTAAATCAATACAACAGATTAACTCTTCTGATAATGCAAATGCACCATCAGGTGCTGGTGCAAATTTACCTAAAGGTGCAGCACCAAATGCACCAACGATAAGTGGAGCACCCGTACCACAGATTAACACAGGTGGTGGACAGAACCCATCGTTACAAATAGCTGAAAGTATTGGTGCAGCCAGTGGAAAGCCAGTTAAAACCTATGTGTTGCAACAGGATGTATCCAACAGTCAGGCCTTTGCTAGAAGAACAAATAATGCAGCTACATTCTAAACAAACCATAAAAATTTTGTTATTAAGATATGAAACCAAATAAATTACCTCTATTCGAACTGATGATTGGCGATGAAGCAACAGATGAAATCTTTGCAATCTCATTAGTAGAATCACCAGCAATAGAATTAGATTTCCAATACTTTGGAAAAGAACTAATAAGATTTGCAGAAGTTAGTAAAGATAAGAGATTGATAATGGGCCCTATATTAGTGCCAAACAAAAGAATTTTTAGAGTAGATGGAGAGGGTAAAGAGTACGAAGTTTACTTTAAACCAGAGACAGTTCGTAGATTATCTCAAATGTATTTGGAAAAGAAGTACACAGATAGTGCAACGATAGAGCATGATACTAAGAAAATAAAAGGAATAAATTTAGTTGAGAGTTGGATTGTAGATAATAAATTCCAAGATAAATCTAAAGCATTTGGATTTCAAGTGCCAGAAGGTACCTGGATGGGAGTTTTTCGCGTGGATGAATCAGAAGAAGGAAAGAAGATATGGGATGATTATGTGAAGACAGGAAAGGTAAAAGGATTCTCTATTGAAGGAATGTTCGAACACTCATTAGTAGCGGCTGCGAAAGTAGAAGAGCAACTTTGGAGTAAAGATATAAACGAATTAGATGAAGAAGAAGCTGAAATACTTTTGGGAAAGATTAAAGCAATCATTTCAAAAGACAAAAGATATAAAGGAAAGCAAAGAATCGAAATGGAATCCTATTCAGATTATGGAGATGGAATCAGAAACAATGCAAAAAGAGGAATTGAACTCAACGAAAAGAATGGTAATAAATGTGCCACTCAAACGGGTAAAGTAAGAGCTCAGCAGCTAGCAAATGGCGAACCGATAAGTTTGCAGACTATAAAGAGAATGTATTCTTACTTAAGTAGAGCCGCAGAGTATTACGATGAAAGTGATACGACTGCGTGTGGCACAATATCTTATTTATTATGGGGTGGTAAAGCAGCTTTATCTTATAGTAGAAATAAATTAAGAGAGTTAGGTGAATTAGTAGAGGGTGAAGGTAATCCATCTATAACATCAACTTATCCTGGCGAAGCAGCAGAGGGTAAAAAGAAATACAAATCACCTGCACTATTCGCAGAAGCAGGTTGCCCACCAGCAACTCAGGATGTAGAACTTAACTTAGAGAACAGACAGAAGGCAATAGATGAAGCAATGTATGGCCCGTTGGATATTAAGAATCCAGGAGATTATTGGGAAACAATTGCAGAGAAGTGGGATGTGCCTGTTGAAGAAGCAAAAGGAGAGATATGTGGTAATTGTGCAGCATTTAATATAACTAAAAAAGTATTGAATTGTATTGCGGAAGGAATTGGTGGAGAAGATGCGTGGGATGTAGTAGAAGCAGGAGATTTAGGATATTGTGAAATATATAAATTCAAATGTAACGCCAATCGTTCGTGTTTCGCACATATTGATGGAGGCCCAATAACAGATTAAGATGAATAATAACTCAGTACATAGTAAAATCCTTCAATTCAAAAAAGAAGTTCAGAGAATCTCTGTAAGAAGATTGCGTTCTCTAACCTTAGCAAATAAGAACACACCATTTAAGATATGGGGTTCTACTTTGGAAGGTGATGAGTACAGCGGAAGAGAAGTATTTACATTCAATGGACCGAGTAGAAATCCAGGTGTTCCGTACAATTACAATGCATACGGTTACATGATAATGTACGACATGAACAAAGGTGATTATAGAACATTCGTTTATGATAGAATAACAAAATTTGAAATAAACGGAGTTACATACGAAATAAATTAAAACAAAATATTATGCCAGTAGATAAACCAAAATCAGGAGAAACCAAAGAAGATTATTTAGCTTATTGCATACCTGCAGAAATAAATGCAGGATATGAAAAGGAGCAAGCAGCAGCAATCTGTATCTCATATTACGATAGAGATAAGATGAGTAAAATAACAGATACTAAGGCAAAGGTAATGGCAAGAGTTGCTTACGATACAAAGTTTGCAGGTATCCGTTTAGCAGAAGGAGATGGATTAGAAGGAGCATGTTGGGATGGATACGAGGCAATCGGAACTAAGATATTAGATGGTAGAGAAGTTCCTAATTGTGTACCTATAAAGGAATAAATCCATTTCTACCCGTCAAATCTTCCATTTGCCGAACTCAAATCCCAAATGGGATACTTTATATATATCTTACTCTAAAACCTCTTCATAGGGGTTTTTTTTACGTCTAAAAGTTTTTTATTGAGTATCAACGACTTACGTCAAAGGGGTAAAAATAGTCGATAAAACTCAAAACATTTGGGTGGCTTTTAACGTTATATATATGTAAGTTCACTGATAAAGTTATGAATACGATAGAGCAAGAAATACAACAGGGATATGAGGAGTTAATGAAGAGAAACCAGGCCACCATAGATTGGTTGGTAAAGCATGGTTATAGAAAAGAATCTTCATTGAGTATCAACGAGTTAGAAAAACCCACTAAAAATAAGTGGTAAAAAGCTTGGATATATGGACAAACCGTCGTATCTTAGTGGTATAAAGAGAGGGAATGTTTCTCTCTCCAACTTAAAACTTAAAATATAAACAAAATGAAAGAAATTAGAACAACAATTACGACAGTAGTAGAATTGACACAAACATTTTATGTAAGTGATGAGACTTATGAGAAATTACAAAAGTATAAAATGGATGAACTTTATGATGATGAAGAGTTAGCCAAAGAATACTATGATATATTAGATAATGAAAATGAGGGTGGTATTTTAGAAAGGGCTGAAGTGCTTGATACTGATGATATATTCTCCTTAAATTTAGTAGAGTTTAAATAAACCTTAAAATATAAAAGTTATGAAAGATTTAGTTAGAAAGTTCCCAAAGTTAGAAGAAGAAATGGCCAAAGCCTATGATATCTTATCGAAGGCAGGGTTTGAACTCCTTATCGAAGATGGTATAATGCAGGCATGGCCTAAAAGACTTCATATTGAGAATGATATGGAAGAAGGTTTTGTAATTATCGATGATGATTATCGTGACGAATTTGAGGAAAGACAGGAAGAATTACGATATGAAGAGGAAGAGGAGGAAGAAGTAGATGGTTTTATTGTAAAAAATATCAGTTGGGATTTAGATGAGGTTGATGTTGAAATGGGTACAAAGTTACCAACATCAGTAGAAATAAGTTATGAGGAGTTCAATAATTACTTATTTAATTATCCTGCAGAAGATGATACAACCGAAGTAAATCATATAAATGTACGTGAGTTTCTAAACCACGAGTATATGAGTTATCCACAGTCTTTTAAGATAATAGACTCAATCTAAAATTTCTCGATTGACAATCAACGAGTTATGAAAAACAACCAAAAAAATATGATAAAATGCTTGGATATATGAGCAAATCGCCGTACCTTGGTACTATAAAGAGAGAGAGTGTTTCTCTATCTAAACTTAAAACAAATAAAAATGGAATTAACTGAAAGCGAGTATTCTCAACTTGAAAGATTATTATCAAACGCCAATTGTATCATAAAGGACGGTCTTGAGATTTATGATAGTGAATACATAGTAGAGGAAAGATTTGAGCTATGGGAAGACGAAGGTGAGGAATGGGAATGTATAGGATTGTTTCCAACGCAAAAGGATATATTAAATTGGTTAAAGGAAAAGAATCTTCATTGACAATCAACGAGTTATGAAAAACAACCAAAAAAATATCATAAAATGCTTGGATTTCTCATCGAGATGTAGTATCTTAGTGGTATAAGGGTTGGGGATAAGCCCCTCCCACAACTTAAAACTTAAAATATAAACAAATGGAAAAGCTGATTAAGCAATTAGAAAAGGAAATTAGGAAGGCTCTTAAAGAGAATGCTAAACTATTAAAGAAAGGTGAAACGGATGATTATGGTATGGATGAGCACGATGACATTATCTATAACGATGGTAAGATAGATGGATTAGAAACAGCAATCGAATTATTAAACAACCTAAAAAAATAAGTTATGAAAAAGAAAGTAAATGTAGTAAAAGGTTTAGAAGAAATCATCAAAAACGAAAAACAACTTGCACAAAAAGTTGTTGATGTTTACCCTTCATTAGAAAAGTTATTACAACACGAAGTTATCCCATCTATTCTTTCCAGAGAAGAATTATTCTTTGTTTCTAACAAAGTCCATTTATTATCAGCTGCTGTTGATAAAATGTGTAAAAGTATGTATGATTTAGGTTTCTATAAATCTACCTTTTTTGTACCAGAAGATGACCCATTTGATTTTAATACTGGTAAAAACATAGATGGTAATGCATTAGTTTATGACTCACAAGGTAATACTTACGAAGTAAATTATATTGAATTTATTGCATTGACAAAGATGATGTTTTGTTCTTTTTTAGGAATTGAACTATCAACCGAACAATTTAAAGCTCAAGATGAGTTTAAGTGTATTCAAAAAATATACAAAATAATCGACTAATTCTCAAATATAAATAAACAAATAACTTATGTATAGAGAAAATGATATAGATGTAGTAAATGCTAAGAAAGCATTACAGCGTATTTGTGAAAATAATCCAAAGTTTGTATTTGAACAAAATGATGATGATAATTACCTAATGCAGGTAACAGATGTTAGAAAATATATGGGTGATGCTGGTTCTGTTTTTTATTACCATTCAAATGGTATGGAAATGGGTGTTGCCATTTCTGATAAGATGAATAAAATTTATATTTCATCAGAATTAAAAGAAAAAAATGAAGCTCATTGGTACTATGAAGAGTATCAAAGATTGTATAAAATAGCTTCAGAATCATTAAATAAAACCAAAAACAAATAAGTTATGAAAAAAATCAAAATCAATTGGTTCATAGTAATAGGATTATCACTATGGGCTATAATAACAATTTCAAAATACTATCAATAAAATTTGGTATTTTGGACTTTTCTTCGTATCTTTGTAACTACAATATGAGATTATGGTTTACCTGGAATCTCGATATATATTAGTAGAATAAAATAGATTATCTCACAATCTATCAAAGATAACGAACTTAATTGTTCAAACAGACCCCGGAGAATTATGAAGTGAGATTTCATAGTTCAATGGGGTTTTTTATTAAATTATGGCAAAACGTTTTACAGATTCAGAGAAGTGGAAAGACCCATTCTTTGAAGAACTAACAAAGGATTTAAAATTGGCGTGGTTATACATCTTAGATGATTGTTGTCACGCAGGTATTTGGCAGAAAAGTATTAAAAGATTAAACTTTGCAATTGATTCCAATTTAACTGAGCGAGACTTATTAGAAGCATTCAGTAAAAGAATTCTAATCTTAGCTGAAGACAAATGGTTTATTCAAAAGTTTATTACATTTCAGTATGGTAAAGACTTTATGAACTCTAAGCAAAAGCCTGTATTATCAGCAATTAAAATACTTAATGAACATAGGCTTATTGAAGAGTTACCTAATGGTTCACTAACCCTATCTATACCCTATGATAAGGGTTATGATACTCCTATGGATAAAGAACTGGTAATGGATATGGTTAAAGTTCAAGATAAATCTATGGTAATGGTTAAAGATAAAGTTGAATATAAAGACTTGATTACGGGTGAATATAAAGAGAAAGACCTATCTAAAGAATTTGATAATTTTAAAATATAAGTTATATGAAAATAACAGAAGATGTAATAAAGAAAGTATATGATAGTTTAGATGCTGAAAAGATTAAAAAGTTTATAGGAGTTGTAGAACATGTGTTAGATAAAACTTTACAACATCCTCAGTATGAACTGATAAAAAGTATTAAAGCTGATGTTCTTAACAAACAATCATTATCATTTAAGCAATTCAGAGCTATGTACTTTTTTGTTATGAACTATAAGAATAAAATGGAGGTAAAAACTTTCTAATACAATTTTCATATTATGTGTTATTACATATATGAGAGTTTTATTAATGTGTTTCAGCAGTATTGAAGATTACCGAAATAAGTTACAGGAGATTAGAGAAGTATTCCGACCTGAAAGTAATTTATTTGTATTAGAGAATCGTTTTGATGAGAATGAAATCTTCATCACCTTTAATACAGAGTATAACTTTAAGATAGCTGGGTGCATCAAGATAAATAAAAAAAAGAATACCCTTTTCACGATTGATGCCGTTAACTACTTATCTATACAGGAAAATGGTGAGATAGTTAAAGATTGGATACCTAATTGGAATGAGTTTGAGAATTGTTTACTTCTTATGAGAAATGGAGAGTTTTCAGTTATTCCAACAAAGGTTAAAGAGGTTATTAAATTATAGAGATATTGATACTGCAAACTTTTTACAGTGTTTGCCAACTTTGTTATTTCAATAGCAGTATCATAAGGGGGTTAAATACCCCCTTTTTTTATATCCAAAAATAATATAAAGAAAGTTTGATAAATATTTGGAATATTGAGTATTTATTCGTATATTTGTATAAATCAAACAACAAAATTATGACAAACACAAACAAAACAGAAAGATTTGAAAGATTAGAAATGATGTGTAAAAATGTAATCGGAAATCACATCGGAGGAAAGCCAGCCTACACACTTACTCACTGCAAAGGTACTGATGATATGGGTGAGTATGAGTATTGGGACTTTCACGAAGTAACTGAAAAAGGTGTACCAATGTTCGGATTCAGTGACCCTTACTTTAATGGATTCGAAGAAACACTAACATCTTATCTAAACGATTTATCAAACTAAACAAAAAAAAGTCCCATTCAATTGTTGTTTGGGACTTTAACTTAATATATATTATAGATGGCAAACATAATAACACAAACCTGCACACACTGCGGAGAAACAAAACCCTTAGATAGAGAACACTTCCATAGAAATAAAGGAAGAGCCTGCGGTTTTTTAGCTCGATGCAAACCTTGTCAAATGAAAAAGGTTGAGAAATACAATAGAGAGAACACACAATATTGGGAAGCATACCGAATCAAAAGAGGAGATTACATCAGAGATTATTGGGAAGATTATTACGAATTAGATACCTGTAAAATATATGGTATTGTTTGTAAAGAAACTGGCGAAACTTATGTAGGGTTCACTCAACACAAAGATATAAACATAAGAGTATCTCGACACAAAGTAGATTACAGAGGCAGACATGGTGCGTATGCTAAACTGCACGAAAGTGTAGACAGATACGGTTGGGATGGACACGATGTAGTACTAATCGAAGAGTTGAAAACAAAAGATAGAGCGAGAGGAATGGCACAAGAAACGTTTTGGATACGTCATTATCACAAAATGGGAAAGACATTAAACATAGCAAAAATAAAATAATATGAAGTGGATTAAGCTTGGAAGTTGGTTAGAGTTTTTAATTGATATTTTTACATTAGGATATGGTGAACATATTGCAGTATTCATTGCAAAGAAAGTATTCGGTAAGAATAGCTGTGGATGTTGTGAAAGAAAACAATGGTTAAACAGATTAACCGATAAAGATTATGATGGTGGATGTGATAGTATCAAATTATTTTAATTAAACAATAAAGGTTATGGGCGGTACGGGCAGCGGCAGACCAGCGAGTGGAAAGAAGAATAATAGTAGATTAAACTTAGATGAAAAGATTGAGAGAAACCGTGTCAGAGCAAGAGAAAGATGGCAGAGGCTAAGAGAGGAGAAAGAAGCTGGAGGAGATTTAAGTGGTTATGAAAAGTATAAATTAGGATATAAAGTACGATACCATTCAGATGAAGAAAGATTGGGACACTTAAGAGAAGATGGGAAACCATTCAAAGTAGATGAAGACCCAATCCAATGGATGAAAGAAATCAGAGAAAAGAATAGACAAAGATTAGATGATATACTAAACGATGCGGAAGCAATGGAAAGGATATTCTCAGATAGAAATGATATATCAGATTTACAAAAAGCAGCACAAAGACAAAAGAGCTACTTAAGTGCAAAAGAGATAAAAGAAATAGAAGAAAAACTTAATAGAGAATTTAACCTCGTAGAAGATAGAAGAGGAAATCAACAATCAACATACAAACCAATAAACGAAGAATAATATGAGCAGTTACAAAGCAATCCTAATTGAAGGAGCAGATGTGGAGAATGAAAATACTGTCTACCACATTTTAGAAACAGAACTAAATTACGCAACCGAAAGAGAAATGAAGAATAGAGGATTTTGGTTAGCGGAAAGAAGAGATGATAGAACAATTTATATGCATCATTCTAAATTTAAAAAAGCAGAAGATATATGTCAGAATCAAATTTAATAGGGCCATTAACACAACAAGAGTTTGATGAATTAAAAGATGTATTAGCACAAACTACTACACATCTAAACCCAAACTATGCAGGATTCATTTGGGCTTTATATACGAGAGTAATAGCAACACCACAACCCCAACCTTGCACTTGTAAAAGTAGTGGAGGTTTATGGATGACAGCTGTAGATACATTAAAAAGATTTGTAGCAGAGAATGATAAGTAGTAGTGTAGACCTATTCGAAGAAACAAAAGTAAGGTTACATCATTTGTATGTATCTCACTCTAATTGGTTGAATAGTGCAGCTTACAACATATCAAAGAATAAAGATATAGCAGATGAATTAGTAAGTGAACTCTATCTGTATCTAGCAGAGAAACCTAATCCTTCTATATGGTATTCAACATCGTTTAACCTTATGTACGCAAGAGCGTTCCTAAGTAGTCGATTCATTAACCTAATTAAGAAGAAGAAAGAGACGGTTAGGTTGTCGGACAAATGGGATATAAAAGATGAAGAGTATAATGTAGAGAGTGATGAAAGGTTTGATAAATGCTGGGATGAGATGATGGTACACATAGATAGAATGAAGAAAGAGAAAGGATGGAGTTCAGTAATGTTATTTGAGCATTATATGTTTTCAGATAAGACCTTAGATGAAGTAAGTAAGATGATAGGGATTAGTAAGAGTACTACCTTTATGAATACAAAGAGGGTAAAGTTAAAACTAAGAGAGCTGTTAGATAACCCATTCAAAGATGATGATTAAAAAAATATATATAGATATATCAACTATAAACCGAAAAGGCAGTGTTAAAATAACATAGAAAACATAATATATATGCCATTCGAAAAAGGAAATAAGTTAGGGTTAGGTAGACCCAAAGGAGGATTAAACAGAAGTTCGGAACAGGCTAAGTTGGCAGTTGCGAGAATAGCGAATCAGGGATTAGATGCATTTAGGGAAGATATAGATAGAATCCGTAAAGAGAATCCAATTGAGGCAGCAAAGTTATATCTAAGACTGTTAGAGTACATAGTACCTAAGAAAGCATCTATGGAACTTAGTGGTGAATTAAATCAAAGAATCCAACAAATTACAGTCAACATAAATCAGACAGGAAGTGGAACTAACCATTGATACAACCATCACCTACGGACACATAGAGAATAACAAAACACGCTTCCAACATCATTTAGGTGGAACGAGAAGCGGAAAGACATACGCTATACTTTCCTGGTTAATAGTATATGCATTACAGAATGAAAGAAAAAACATTTCAGTTGTAAGAAAATCAATGCCATCTTTAAGACGAAGTGCGATAAAAGATTTTAGAGATATAATGGAAACTCTCCGTATATGGAATGATAACCAATGGCATGATACAAAGAAAGAATATACATTTGAGAGTGGTAGTATAATCAGTTTCTTCTCAGCAGATGATGCACAGAAACTAAGAGGGGTTAAAGCTGATATAACTTATGTAGATGAGGCAAACGAATTGTCAGAGGAAGAAGCATTCCAATTAGGTATCAGAACTACACAGAATATAATCTACTCTTACAACCCGACTATATCACCATACCATTGGTTAAGACAACAATATGGTGATGATAACACATCGGTTTACAGAACAACATATAAGGATAACCCATATCTGCCAAAAGAGCAAATACGAGCAATTGAAGACCTGAAAGATAAGAACGAAAAGCAATGGAAGGTTTATGGATTAGGTGAATTTGCAGGAAACGAAAGACAGATATTCCAATTCAACATAATAGAAGATATACCAATAGAATCAGATTTTATAGGGTATGGTATGGACTTCGGATTTAGTTCAGACCCGTCAACACTAGTCGGTTGTTGGAAGTGGGGAGAGAGCATATACTTCAAAGAACTCCTCTATGAGAAGGGTTTAACCACAGGTGATATAATGAGTAGGTTCAAAGGATTATCGTTGAATCGTGAAGAGATATGGTGTGACAGCAGTGAACCACGCTTAATTGAAGAACTATATAGAGGAGGGTACAATACCAAAGCGGTAGTAAAGGGTAAAGACTCTATACTATTCGGAATAAATTGCATGTTAAACTATAAGATACATTTACATAAAGGTTCACAAAACTTAATCAATGAGATGTATGGTTACCAATGGGGAGCAGATAAAGAAGGTAATGTAACGAATAGACCTGAAGGTGGGATGGACCATACAATAGATGCGGCAAGATATGTGAGTATGATGCGATTAAGCAAGAAATCGGAAAACAAAGGAATTTACAACATTACAATTAGATAATATGGCAAAGGTTTTAGGGTTTAATCCAACACAAACAAATGATTACTTTGAATTAGCAAATAGAGTAGAGTTACAACAAAAGCTGATAGAGGAGTTGATTAAACTAAATGAAGGATACGAAGCAGAAGTAAAGCGGTTAGTTGGGGAGTATGATAAGATGTACGAATTATTAAAGTATTATGACCCGATGTTGTTTGGTTATTCTGAAGTAGTAGATGTAGATTTGATGAAAAGGCTAAGCAATAGACGTGGTACATCTGGTGTAGAATTTATAGATTTTAGTAAACCGAAAGCAGATGAACAAGTATAGTGAAGAAGAAATAATTCAGTTAGAAGCTTTACTAAACGAACTGATAAACATAAACAACGAACTAAATGCAAAGTGTATTTGGTTTGATAGTATGGTAAAGAATGCTGAAGCCAAACAAAAACTCTTATGGAAACAACTAAAAGAGTGTGAAGGTAAAGATGATATAATAAACTTAAATTAAGAATATGAAACAAGAAATAGAAATTATAGTTCCTACCAAATGGAGTGCTATAACCCTAAGACAATACCTAAAGTTAAAAAGAGATTTGGATGTGTATAAGGATAATAATGAGGCGATTATAGCTGCACTATTCCATCACTTATGTGGTATGGATGCAGCATATATAAACAAATTAGATATACAAACATACACTGCAATACAAAAGGATTTGACAGAGTTCTTTAATAATACAAACCTACCATTAGAAAAGATAATCACAATTGGTGGTACGAAGTATGGATTTGAGCCTAACCTATCTAATATGGCTTATGGTGCTTATGTTGATTTGGGAAAATACGAAACCCTACAGATAGATGATAAGTGGGCGGAAGTAATGAGTATCCTATACAGACCAGTAACTAAACAGATTGGTGAATCATATCAGATTAAAGGATATGATGCAGTAATAAACGGAGAACCATTTTTAGATGTACCCATGCATGTACACTTTGGAGCCATCAGTTTTTTTTTTCGTTTGCTAACGGATTATCAGAAAGGTATCCTGAAGTATTTGGAGAATCAGCAGGAGGTGGAGATACCTCAGCACATCAAGTCAATTTTAACAGAAAGTGGAAAGCTTACTCTTCAATCCACCAACTTGCCAACGGGGATATTACAAAATATGAGGAAATCCTACGAGAACCGTTAGAGAAGTGTTTATTGTTTCTAGCTTACCAATCTGATGTGAACTATCTACAAACCCTTTTACATAGGGAAGCGATGGCAAAGAACAAATGATACAAAAGCTAAATTTTTTGTTATTATCTTTAAAGAACTATTATGGGAAACCCATCACAATCACAGAATCAAAGAAAGAATAGCGGTATCTATTTAGGTCCGACTAGAGGATTGAGTTCACCTAAGAATAGCCGAAGAGCATGTATGTGTTTAGACGGAAAAACATACAGCAGAAAATGTTGTAATGGGGCTTTAATGGAGCAAGGTATTGGAGTAACACAAGTTGCAACTGTACCATTAGGTGGATTTTCAGATGGTTTCGATAATGGATTCAATATATTAGGATAAAAGAAAATAAAAAGATATGGCCGAATTAAACAAAGGTGCTCTTACATCGGAGAACAATAATAGTTTTCCTAACAATAACACAGGATTTATTACACCTACTCTATTAAGAACATTCAATGGGAATATGATTGATAGTTTAGTGGATGAAGTAACCTACAATTTAGATAGTGCAAGTTTTAGCTCATCTATCTCTCAGTTAAAGAATTTTAGTTCATCGTTGGATAACACATACGCAACAGATGCTCAACTAAGTGCAAGTGCTTCTACATTACAGAATAACATCAATAGTTTATCTGCTTCTGTAGCTGTAACTGATTTAGCACAGAGTTCATCTATTGCAGCATTGCAGGTATTTAGTTCATCATTAGATGCTACTTTCGCTACAGATGCTCAATTGAGTGCGAGTGCTTCTACATTAACTAATAATTTAAATGCAAGTTCTTCTACATTACAATCAAATATAGATTTAAAGGTAAACACTTCATCAACATCTTCAATGACTGTGTTGAGTTCATCTTACGCAGTTACTGCATCTTTTGCATTGAATGTACCTGCAACTGCTTCTTTTGCTATTAGTGCAAGTAGAGCGGTAAGTTCATCAAATGCTCTAACCGCTAGCTTTTTATTAGGAGTAATAGAATCCGCATCTTTCGCACAAACTGCATCTTTCTTATTAGGTGCAATTGCATCTGCATCATTTGCGACAAGTGCATCATTTGCAACAACTGCTTCATTTGCATTAAACGCACCTGTAATTGATAGCGGTTCTTTCGCTACAACAGGAAGTAACACATTTAGAGGTAATCAAATTATTAGTGGTAACGTAGAAGTAAGTGGAAATATATCTTTACAACAAGGATTTGATTTATTAACACATCATGTTCAGGCACCCGCAGTTAATGGAGTAGAGATACAGAATAATGCTGGTAACACAGTTGCTTTATTCGGAGCAGGAGGTTCATTAGGAACTACATTCTACGGACAAATCAATACAACTGCTATATCATCTTCTGGTAATATAACAGGAAATCTAATAGGAACAGCATCTTACGCAAACAAAGCATTAACTGCTTCATACGCTGAAAATGTAACTCCAATAGATAGTAGTTCTTTCGCAACAACAGGAAGTAATACCTTTATAGGAAATCAAACTATAACTGGTTCGGTAATACTATCTTCATCAGCTGATATAGAATTAACCGTTATTGGTAATTCAATCATTAGTGGTAACTTAGTAGTAACGGGTTCAAATATAAACTTAGAAGTTGATGCACCTACTTTAGGAAGTCCTGGTACAACAAATATTAAGACAGTATTAGATACCACTGCAAGTGCGATAGTAACATCCGTAGATATAACCCGTCAGGCAGCTGGAGCGACAGGAGACTTAACAGCAATAAGATTACAAACATTTAGTGGAAGTAGTGATACAAGTGGAGATAGATTATTAAGTAGAATAACTACGGGTGTAAACAGACACACATCTTTAGGATTATCTGGCTCAACTGTGAATACTCAAGTAAATGCAGTATGGGCTACAGGAAGTTCTGCTTTCACATCACAAATTGTAGAAACTGCATCTAGCGGTTCTGCAACTTTAAGTATCAGTGTAGGTAATTTAGCATCAAACAATGTAGCAGGTACTGCGAGTATAGCTGCAGGTTTAATCCGTATAGGAACAAACGCAGCACATACAATATCATCAACCGGTTCATTTGGTTCAATGATATTAGTTGCACCATTAAACACACCTGCATTATCAATTAGAAGTGGCTCGTTTGAATTAACTACACCACAAGGCAGTGGTTCATTCTATAGTAACTGCCCGATTACATCATCAGGATTAAGAATCAATGGTGAGGCTTTAGTAAACGATTTAATCATTAGTGGAGTATTCAGCGGAAACTCTTCATTACAAGTTAGAGGTAATGCAAGTGTAAGTGGAAATCTTTTTGTAAGTGGAGTAGCAGATATATCTTCTATTAGTGCATCAAAAGGATTATCATTAACAGGTTCAGTACCAACAATAGTAAGTGGTAGTTTGAGTGGTAGCTTAGTATCTACATTAACAGATATATACCCATCAACACCACAAGCTAACTTTATTGTAACTTTGACTAGTGCTAGTATGGCTACTCTATTGAATACAGCAGGAACAAATGCAAACACATTGTATTTTGTAATATAAAATAATTTATGAGTATATTTTTAGGAAGTTCTCAATTACAAGGATTATTCGGTGGCTTAACATTCACAGGCACTGGTTCATCTGCGTTTTCATCACCTGCACCTCCAATTAGTGGAGCTGCTATAGCATTGGCTGCAGGTTACTACAATAACACATCACTTTGGGAAAACTATAACGGAGAGATACAGGTTCAACAATTTCCATTAGTAGGTACATCTAGTAATGGATTTTGGCAATTTGATGGAACTAACGATAGATTAGCTTTATTTAATGGATTATACATAAATAGTTTAATCGCAAGTTCATCTGCTACTCAATCATTTACTATGATGTTTTATGGAACAGTTGGTGATTTATCTACTAGTAGAGCCCTTTTAGGTAATGCTAATTATCTAACTACCCCATCTGGTAGTGATGCTATTTTTAGAACAGATAGTTCGCCGGCATCAGGTTATTGTCATTTGGACTTAAGAGCTAAAGCAGCTGAAGCTGGAGCATTTAATAGATTTTCTATACCATACTCATCTGGTTCGTTAATGAATTTTGCTATAACTTATGATGGAGTAACAACTTCAGCATCTTTATTTGTAGATGGTGTATTAACTCAAACATCAGGTGGATTTAATGGAAACAAATATACTCCATTTTATTTCAATGGAGGAGAAGGTGCAAGGTTTGGCGCTGCGAACCCTATATCAGGAATTTCCAATTTTAACGGAACATTAGGTGCATTTTATGTATATAATAGGATTTTAGAAGCGACAACTATATCACAATCAGCAGCATGGTTTGCAGCAGGTAATACGGTAGTTCTTACTCAATCAGCTCAAATACTAGATATAAACACTGCTTATTTAGGTAGTGATTTAGTTTATACAAAACCAATTCCTCCTAGTACAACCACTACGACTGCTGCTCCAACTACGACAACAACAAGTACAACAACTACAACCACTACTACAACTACAACTACGACTAGTACAACAACTACCACAGCGGCTCCATCTATTCCAACTAGTGGATTACAATTATATTTAAATCCTGCAACTGCAAGTTCATGGCCTGGTAGTGGTTCTACATTATATGATTTAAGTGGAAATGGTAGAAACTTCCAATTGGTAGGTTCTCCATCATTTACAGGTAGTAATTCATTTGGATTTAACGGAAGTAACTATTTAAGTAGTAGTGATGCAGGATTAAATGTATTATCTGCAACATCTTCATTTAGTATATACACATTCTACAAACCATCTACCACAGGAACGGTTAGTGGTGTGCAACAGGTAATAAGTAAAAACCAAACAAGTCCAAACTATATGGGATGGGCGGTTGGATATAATACATTCACAGGTGGTGGTGAAGGAAGATGGGGATTAGATTTCTTATCTACAGGAACAGGTGGAGGTAGAATAAATGTCGATACTACAAATGCATACCAAACATCACTCTTTGTTGGAAATTGTATTACCTATAATGGTAACTCAAACGCAAGTGGAGTTAAACTATACTTCAACGCAGTATCAGGAGCAGTAGCAACTACGGTGAGAGCAAATAGTATGGGTTCTACTTCAAACCCACAAACTACTGCACCAACCAATGTTGCGGGTAGAGATAATAGCACAAACTTCTTTGGTGGAAGAGTTGGAGCAATACTGATTTACGATAGAGAATTAAGTTCCACAGAGGTGACTACAATTTATAGTGTTCTATCATCTTCATTCACAAATTAAAAAAAAACTGATACAAATATAAAAAAATTTGTTATTATTATTAAACAATAGAAAAATTAAACTATTATGAACTCAAAACAAGTATTAGACCGTATAGTATCAATGCTTTCCATCACTAAGAAGGAAGAAGTAACGATGACATACGCAAGATTGGCTGATGGAACTATCGTTGAATCTCCTACATTTGATGTGGGTGAAAAGGTAGAAGTAATATCAGAAGATGGAAATAAAACTCTAGCACCAGATGGTACACATGATTTAGTATTAAGAGATACTGAAGGTAACGAAGTTCCTTTCAAAGTAATCACTAAAGATGGTGTAATTACAGAAAGAGAAAATGTAGAAATGGAAACTGAAGAGGTTAAACCTATTCCATCTGCAACTATGGAGCCTGAAGCAAACAAAGTACCAGACCCTAAATCTCCTGCAACTAACGATAAAGGAACTAAACCTTCATCTATGTTAGCAGAAGAATTACCTAGCGGTGATGGTATTGAAGAAGAAGCTGAACCATTACCTGGCGAAGAAGGTTCTCCATTCGATATGAAGAAGATGTATGAAGATATGGCTTATAGAATCGAAGAAATGGAAAAGAGAATCGCTAAGATGGAAGCAATTGAAGAAGTTTCTGAAACAGAAGAGATAATGGAAGAAGATAAAACTCCTAAGTTAGATGGAGCACCTATCGAAGAACAAAAGTTCTCTATCGCAAAACCAAAAAATAAAAATAAGGAAGAGAACTTACAAGGTTCGTTCTTATCTAAATTATATAACTAAAAATAATAAAATCATTTAAAAATGAGAAAACAACAAAATTTCGTAACAGGAAACCCAGCGGTAACAACTACCTATGCTGGTGAGTTCGCAGGAAAATACATTTCTGCAGCGTTACTTTCCGCTAAGACATTAGATAACAGATATGTTACTATAATGCCTAACGTAAAGTACAAAAGTGTAATTCAAAAAGTTCAGTTAGCAGACATCGTTTCTAACGCAACTTGTGATTTCACACAAACAGGTTCAGTAGCATTAACTGAAAGAATTTTAGAACCAAAAGAATTGCAAGTTAACTTAAGCTTATGTAAGCAAGAGTTCGTAGATTCTTGGGAGGCTTTACAATTAGGATACAGTGCATTTGATACAATCCCAGCTAACTTCAACGATTATTTAATCTCTTATGTTGGTGGATTCGTAGCACAATCAACTGAAACTTCTATTTGGCAAGGTGTTTCATCTACTAACGGACAGTTCGGTGGATTCCAAACAGCATTCTCTGCATCAGTAGCGTTATCTTCTTCTACTTCAGTAATCGCAGCAGGAGCTTCTTCACCAACATCACACACAGGTGCGATTTCTGGTTCAGTAACTTCAGCTAACGTATTATCTAAATTAGATTCAGTAGTTAACTCTATCCCTACAGCAGTGTATGGTAAAGAAGATGTTTTACTTTACGTTTCAACTAACGTAGGTAAGGCTTACCAACAAGCATTAGCAGGTGGAGCAGTAGGAGCAAACGGATGGAACAACCAATTAAACGTTGGTGAAAAACCATTCAACTTCAATGGTATTGAAATCGTATTGTGTCCAGGTTTGAGCGACAACAAAATCGTAGCAGCACAAAAGAGCAATTTGTTCTTTGGTACTGGTCTTTTATCTGACCACAACGAAGTTAAAGTATTAGACATGGCTGACTTAGATGGTTCTCAAAATTATAGAATCATTATGAGATATACTGCTGGTACTCAGTTCGGTATCGGACAAGACATCGTTTACTACGGAGCTTACTAATAAAAAATCTTAGAGTGGGGAGTAATCCTCACTCTTTAATAAGTTATATAAAACAAACAAATAAATTTAATATAGATGCCTTGTAATTTATCAGCTGGAAGACAGGAAGTGTGTAAAGAGAGTATCGGTGGTTTGAAAGGAGTTTACTTCATCAACTACACTACATCATCTTTTACAAAGAATGCAAGTGGACAGGTAACTGCCCTACCAGCAGCAACAACAGCGTATTTTTATGAATTGAAAGGGACGAGCAATTACCAGGAAACTGTGAACTCATCAAGAGAGAATGGTACAACATTCTTCTCACAGGAAGTAACTCTTAATTTAAAGAAGTTAACTAATGAGATGACAACACAATTAAAGTTAATGGCTTATGGTAGACCTCAGATTATTGTTTGGACGAATAACGGAGATGCATTATTAGTAGGTGAAACACAAGGAGCAGATTTGACAGCGGGTTCTATACAAACAGGTGGAGGATTGGGTGACCTATATGGTTATTCAGTTCAAATGACCGGTTTAGAACAATTACCAGCATCATTTATCTCTGGTTCAACTACAGGTAGTGCGTTTGCGAATATTGCAGCACCAACAATTGTAACAGGTTCAAATCCATAATAGGTAAAACTTAAATCATAAAAGAACTTAAAGAGGTAATCAGAAATGGTTACCTTTTTTCATGCACAAAACATTTTCATATTTTATTGTTATTATATTAACAGATAAATTATAGATAAATGCTAGCATATTACACCACAGGTAGTAATGTTTTCACCTTAAGAACAGAAGATTTCAATTCTGGCAGTACACTTAGGCTTAATTTGGAGAATATGTACACATTAGTTAAGACAAGTTCTTCAATTACTTCGTATTCTTTTAATGATTATGAGAACTTATTACAATTTACTGCATCAATAGCAAGTTCTTCTGTTGCAGGAGAATATAGAGCAACAATATCATCAGGTTCGACAGATATATGGGCTGGTTCAATACAAGTCTATACATCTCAATCTAATGTGACAGTATATACTAATCAAAATACACAATACATCAGTAATGTAACTGATAACGAATACATAATAATGAACTAAAATGAATAAACAAATTCAAAATTTTTCAGTAGTTTCCTTAGCACAACAGGATGTGCCCGTAATAACAGAAGATGTAAAGACTCGATATAATTGGGTCCCATTTGGAATCCGAATGCAAGATGATTTCTTTCCAATTATTACTATGGCATTTCAAACTTCTACAACCAATGCAGCATGTGTTGAGGGTATAAGTGATTTAATCTTTGGAAAAGGAATCTATACAAAGAATGAAGGGTTTACAGAGAACCTATCTAAGTTAATACCACAGGAAGAATTAAAGAGAGTAATCTTTGACCTAAAACTTTATGGTAACGGAGCATTTCAAGTAATTTGGAATGATGAGCATACTAAAGTAGTAAAGTTCTACCATATCCCTGTTCAAACACTAAGAGCTGAAAAGATTTTTGATACTCCAAAAATAGATACCTATTTCTATTGTACTGATTGGTATGATATGAAGAAGGTAAGAGATAAGAAAGCTATACCTGCATTTGGAACATCTAATGAGAAAAGAGAAATCTTATACATAAAGAATTACACACCAGGTAAGTACTACTATAGTATCCCTGATTGGATTTCTGCACTACAATTTTCGGAGGTTGAGGCTGAGTTGAGTAATCTACATATCAACAACATAGAAAATGGATTCTTGCCCCTCGTAATGGTTAATATGAACAATGGTATCCCAGCTCCTGAAGAGAGAGATACTATTGAAGACCTAATCGAACGTAAGTTTACAGGCACTAGAAATGCAGGCCGTTTTATGATTTCATTTAATGATGATGCAGCTAACAAACCTACAATTGATACAATACAGATTGAGAACTTACACGAGAAATTCCAATATGTTGCAGATTACGCACAGGATAGAATCCTTGTGGCCCATCGTATTACTTCTCCACTCCTATTTGGTATAAGAACTGCTAATAATGGATTCTCCTCTCAATCAGAAGAGATGAAAACAGCATTCTCTATTATGCAATCAATGACAATTCAACCATTCCAAAACTTAGTATTAAACTTTTTAAACGATGCATTAGTAGAAGGTGGATGGGAAGATACACAATTGTATTTTGAACAATTAACTCCATTAGTAATCTTAAGTACAACTGCTGAAGAAACTGATAAGAGTGTTGGACAAGTAGAAGATGAAATAAATAAGCAAATGGAAAATCCTGATTCAATTGATGATGAGACTGGAAATGTAGAACAACTGCGTGAAGAAGGATGGCTTTATACATCTCAACCAAACTTTACTAAAAATTACGAAGTATATAAATAAATTAAAATATGGCATACGCATTATTCATAACAAGAAACGATATAATTAAGAACACTCCATTACAGGGTGCTATTGATGCTGATAAGTTATTACCATTTGTGAGAACAGCGCAAGATAAGTATATGTTAAACTTATTGGGAACTGTTCTATTCTACTTTTTGCAAGGAAGAATTGAAGCAGGTACAGTTAGTACATTAGGACCAGCGTATCAGGATTTAATTAACGACCATATCAAACCTACTTTAATATGGTATAGTTGTGTTGAGTATATTCCATTCTCTTCAGTATCATTTAAGAGTGAAGGAGCGGTAAAACACCTATCAGACCAATCAGTTGCGCCTGGTAAGAATGAAGTAGATTACTTAAAGTATCACGCACAATCAAATGCTGATTACTACGCTACTAGATTACAAAACTATTTAATATCTTATTCTAATTTGATACCAGAATACTTAGAATCTGTAGGAAACCAAACACAAATCTTCCCTGATATGAGTAACACTTATTTCGGTGGAATAAATCTATAATTTAAGCTATATGGCAGTAATAAACGATAGTGGACAGAATTTTACACTCTACTATAATGTATTAGAGTATTTCAAAACCATTATGAGTAATCATCCTTCATTGGGTTCAGTTACTCAGGGTGATATATTCGAAATAGATTACAGAGAATATCCTGTCTATCCATTAGGAAACATCTTAATCACAAACGCAAGTTTTGGTTTAAAAACTTCTACCTTTACTTGTCAATTGACAGTAGCGGATAAAGTTAAGTTAAAGAACAATGAATCATCTGGAAGTACAAACTTTCAGGTTATTCCTTTTAATGGAAGTGATGATGTTGTTGATATTCACGCCAACACATTAGCTATCTTAAATGATTTAACTTCATATACACAAAGAAATGTTGAAGCAATCGAAATCAATGATGATATAGATTGTGTTCCATTCAAAGATAACTTCGATAATGGGTTAGCTGGATGGGTATGTACATTTGATATGTTAGTACACAACAATAAGGATATATGTTTATTTCCGTTATTACCACAAGTCATTGTACCACCATCACCAACTACTACAACTACAACCGGTGGGCCTACTACTACAACTACAGCAGGTCCAACTACGACTACGACAACATCGACTACCACTACAACAACTTTAGCACCAATTACATTCCAATCAAGCGGAAGTTGTGCAGGATTTGAAGGTAATGGTGTGATAAGCGTTTATAGTGTAGCAGGAGGGGGAAGTTCACCTAAGTTTGTTGGTTTAAATGATGGTATATTCTATCCTTTAACTACACCAACACAATCATTCACAGGATTAGCTGATGGAACATTTGAAGTAACAGTTAAAAACAATGTAGGATTTGAAGCATCTCAATCTGTAGTAATAGATTGTGTACCTGCTCCTACTACGACTACTACTTCAACTACAACAACAACATCGACAACTACATTAGCACCTACAACCACAACATCAACAACAACAATTGGACCGTTGAATATAAACATTAGTGCAAGTTGTTTAGCATCAGGTGGTGGCCAGTTTACATTATTAGGAGTTACAGGTGGACAAGGTGGGCCTTATTTCCAATCACTAAATCAATTTGGTGTATATTATCCATCTTCATCTGAGTACAACACATATACTAATTTACAAAATTCTATTTATACACTTTATGTAAAAAATAATCAGGGGCAATCAAATTCACAATCAGTTGATTTGACTAGTTGTCAGCCGTTACCAACAACTACGACTACAACTACGACTACAACTACTACTTTAGCTCCTACTACAACCACAACTACAATTGGTCCTGCAATTATTCCTAATGGATTAATATCATATATGCCGTTTAACACATATAATAATACATTTAATTATAGTGAAGGTATATATAATAATTGGATTGATGTTAAGATGCAAGTTACACAATCAGCTTGTAGTCTACTAATTGAATCAGACTGGCCTGTTTTATTTTGTGGACAAAATGATAGCGCAACCTCATCTTTATATACCGGCTCATATACCGCATGGAAATGGCCTGAGTTAAATGGTAATAAAGGAGTATTTATCAATTCACAACCTACTATAAACACTATATCTGCATCATATTATGAATATACTGCTTTCTTATATGGAGCATTTAATACCAATGACCCTCAGTATATAATGGGTTCTCAAGCTTGGAATAATAATTTTGACCCTCTTAGACAAGGAGTTGCATTTCATACTCTTATTTCAGGTAGTAAAATTATATTTACTGATTCATATTATCCGCAATTAGTACCATTTGCACCTAATACTGCAAGTATAGTTTTACCAGCACCATCAGGAAGTAATTTTAGCACATCATCATTAGCGGTATGGGCTATGAGATTCCAAACTAATACAACTGCATCTAATGAAAATAGAAATGTTACTGCATCAATTTACTATAATGGTACATTGCTAGGAGCTGTTTCAAAATCAAATATGGCTATGAGGTTAATACCTTCAAATAGTATTATGTGGTTTAATAATCCTGGTGGTGATTACAATAGTTCACCTGATTACAACAAATATGTTCACTCTACATTACTATATGGAAGAGCATTAGGAAATGCTGAAATAATTAGAGTATCACAGGCATTATTAAATAATATAACCGGCTCATACTAATGGCAAACTTTCCTACACTAAAAGATATAGCAAAACAATATGAGAACCTCGCTAAACTAAACATTCAGCGAGGTGATACTCGTGCTATTAAGACAGGTAGATTAAGAGATAGTATAAAGGTTACTACTTCACAGGTTGGATTCAAAACTCAGGTAATGGATTTGAACACCGTATATTATGGTGTATTCGTTAACAATGGGACAGTAAAGATGAGAAGTAGACCTTTCGCAACAAATGCAGCTAACTCTGATGTACTTAAAGCAATGATAGATGATTATATCAAAGGAGTTATACAAACTGAGGTATTGGGAAAGACTAAAAAGAGATTAGATAAAATCTTTAAAAAGGTATCCAATACAACTACATAAAATTTGGTTATTAGTATAAAGAATATAATATGGCGTTAACATTATTACAAAATCCAGCTACAGCATCATTGGCACAGAGTCCAATTATCTTTAGTGTAACATCTTCAACGGATGTAACTAATAGTGGATTTCAATATGTGGTAGACCTTTACTATTGGACAGGAAGTGAAGCAAGTAGTGGTAGTGCAAAATACACACTAACTAAATTCCCTAATAGTAGTAATGTAGGTATTTTTGATTTCAGTAAGATTCTAAACTCAACACTTACTCAACCTGCTATAGCAAACAAATCAAATGTAAGTTTATTTAAAGGTGATTTCTACACACAATGGTTGAGTGGTAGCACTTATGTGACAGGTTCTAGTCATACAATATCATCTGTGTTTAAAGCATTAGATGGATATGCATTATTTCAAGAACCAATCAATCAACCAATACAATCTAAATCACCACATTGGCCTATTATGAGTGATGGACCTGTATCACAATCTGCTTTACTACAAAATGGTGGAAGTGGTAGTGTGTATGTGGGTATAACGGGAGGAACAGTTCCAACAAAGATAATTTATAGTGGAAGCACAGGAAATGGTTCTGTGAATGTTTCTGGTAATACAACAACTAGCGGACAGATAGCACAATTCCCTATGTTCCCATCATCACCATCTTTTCCAATTTCAACTACTGGATTAGATTGGTACACAATTCAAGCAGCAGATGGTTCAACAAAATTAGGAACTCCGATTTACTTTAGTGTAGATTGTATTCAAAAGTATCCTAATGTGAGAATACAATATAAAAACAGATTCGGACAATTTGATTTCATAAACCTATATGGTGCATCTCAAAATTCGTTCTCTACAGATAGAAGTGTTTACATGCCTCAAATAGGAAGTTGGGAAAGTTCAACTCTATCTTACAATAATTATGATTCACAAACACTACCTTATGTAGTAAACGCAAGACAATCATTAGTAGCAAATACTCAATGGTTGCCTGAAGGAGAAAATGATTTAATTAAACAAATGCTTTCATCTGATGAAATCTATTGGATATACAACGAAAGTACAGGTGTAGTTAGACCTCTTTCAATTACTTCATCAAACATATCCTTTAAGACAGGAGTAGTAGATAAAGTAATTCAATATACATTTACATTCGATTGGGCACAGAACTATAAACTAATTATATAAGTTATGGGAGTAGCAAGTACAAATACGATTGCCTATAAATTAGTAGCAAGCGGAAGTATATTAGACCTATTTGATGATGAGGATATATTAGTATCTGATAATATCACAGGTCTGTTTGATGTGGGTACATTACCTGTGGATTTCAGTAGAACTATCGTATTACCTGCAACTAAAAAGAATAATGCATTCTTTGAGCATGTGTATGATATAGCAATTGATACACCATATCTTTTTTCAACTAATACAAAAGTTCCAGCTTACTTAGATTTTGATGGTATCTATTTGGCAAGTGGATACCTACAATTAAACAAAGTTGTATTAAATGGTGATTTAGGTATTATATCTTATGAGGTATCCTTATTTGGAACCGTATCTTCTTTTGCGAGAGATATGAACAAATACTACTTATCTGATTTAACTACACTATCATCATTAAATCATACTTCATCTTACAATAGTATTACATCTAGTTGGAGTGGTTCTCTATTTAACGGTGATATAGTTTATCCATTAGCAGATTATGGTACTGGATTGCAATTTGCAGCAGGAACACTTCAAACATTTGGAATAAATGATTTCGATGGTGCATTAGGTGTACAAGATTTTAAACCCGCAATCCGATTAAAAAGGGTATGGGATGCATGTTTTGAACAATATGGATACACATACACAGGTTCATTTTGGCAAGATAATACGTGGTTAGAGGATGTTTATATGTTCTGTAATACTGCATTAAAATACCCTGAGTATAATGGTGTTGATTTAGAAGGATTTGGAAAAATAAAAGTAGGAGCAATTAGTGGGAGTGGAATGACAAGTGTTAACTTACCATCTAATACATTTGTTACCTTACCTTGGTATAACACTCTATCAGACCCACAGAGATTCTATAACAATGGTGCATATACGGTAAGTAAAGCAACTAATTTAGAAGGTATTCTAAACTTAAATCTAAATGTAAGCTGTTCAGTAAATAACATACCAGGTACATTTAGTGCAAATGGAACATTTCAATTACAAATGATAGAAACAGGTAGTGGTACTGCTTATGGATTAACTGCACTACAACCTTATCTTGTATTCTTTGACCAATTACAACAAAGCCGTTCAGGTGGTATTGATACAACATACGAATTAAAAACACAATTCAAATTGTATGGTATTCCTGTAGGTACTTATTATTTTCAAATTAAACAAAGACCTAATTTTGCATCACCTACAGTACAACCAACCGTAACATTAGACCCTGGTAATACTACAAAATCTTTCTTAGAGATTACAGATGTAGTTAGTGCAGCTGATGGTAGAATATTAGATATACCAACTAATATGCCTTATGGTACGACAGGTATTAAATTGATTGATTTTATTAAAGGAGTACAAAAGAAATTTAACTTAATAATATATCCTGATAAAACTAAACCTAACCGTCTTATTGTTGATACATTTAATGATTGGTATAAGAAAGGTGTAAGAAAAGATTTTAATAGATACATAAATCTTAATGAACCAATAGAGGTAATACCTGCAAATAACTTAGCTGTAAACCAATTAAACTTTGGAGATGCTTTAGACCAGGATTATGTATCACAACAATTTAGTAAAGGTGCAAATAGAGAGTTCGGTAAAACTTATTATACTGATACACAAAACTATTTCTCACAAGGAACATTTGAAGTTAAAACAACATTTGCTTCATCACCTCTTTTACAGATTGCAGGAACAGGTCTTTCTGGTTCAGTAGCTGGTGCAACCCCAACTCCACCTAATTCTTACTTTAGTTATGTAAGTTCAACTGCATACTCTAATTCTACAAATGCATGTAACCATAGTGGTGGTTATTATACCGTTTATAGCTCAGAGCAGGCTGTTTCTAACATTACCAAAGTATATACTGATTTTGGTTTAACAACTCCATTTAATGGTGGATATCAATACTACAGATTTATTGATACTGCTAGTTATCAGTACTATTGGGTGTTTATCGGGTATGATGGTGCAATCTTAGGTTATTCATTATGTTAAAACAAAAGATATGAGTCAAAGAATTCCAATATATATTCCAACATTTATTAGTGACCAGAACTACAATCCTAATAGAGTATTACCACGCTTATTCTTTTTTAATGGAATGGTGAATTGTGAAACCTATAATATAGAGAGTGGCTCATTAACAAATGCAGGAGCAATAAAAGAGGTAAATCAATTTCCATACTTTGACCATTACAATGTGGTTACAGGTTCTTTTCCAACTACAGGTTCTCGTTCATTATTATTTTTAAACGAAGCACCTGTTTATGGACAACAACCAAACGAAAATCTTTATACTGAGTATTGGAGTAATTATGTAGACCTTCTTTATTCACCTAAAACTCGTCTTCTAACTGCAAAGGCTATTATACCTTTAGCAGATTATTTTGATATGGAGTTAAATGATATTGTGAATTGGAGAGGTAACTATTATCACTTAAGAGCAATAAATGATTACAACTTAAAGACAGGTGAATGTGGTATTCAATTATTAGGTCCAATTATTGAGGATACATTTGATGGATATACTCCACCTACTACCACTACAACGACAACTACAACCACTACAACCACTACAACCACTACAGCAGCTCCGACAACAACTACAACATCAACTACTACAACAACTGCAGCACCTTCTGCAACTTTAAATTGGAGTTATACTGAAACAGGTGGTGCTAATGGAACTATGGATTTATATGTAAATGGTTTTGCGGTTGAAAGCAGAAGTAGTACATCAAGTGGAACTAGAACAGTTTATGTTGGTGATACAATTTATGTAGATTTACAAATAGTTACT